AGTCGTGTTAACTGCATAACCAGCAAGACTAATTGTATTTGCATAATTGTATGCCGCTTGTGCTAATGTAGTTCCAGTATTAGCTTGAATGTATGATGCATTAGCAGTAGAGAATGCGCTATTGGCTTGAGTGTATGCTAAGTTTGCTGTGTACCAAGCGGATGTTGCTCTTGATCTAGCAATAGTGTCTACTGTACCACCACCAGTGCCACCTTCAACGAATACAAACTTCTTTGATGCTTCATCATAAGATAAAACATAACCATCTGCGATACTATCTCTATCAACGTCATCTAAGTAACGTAGATTTACTTCACCAGAGCCAGTTGCTTTCCATGCATCGTTTGGACCACCTTTGAGAATAGCGGCATTGACTTTTGTTTTGAATGCGCTAACATCTTTCTGAACGTTCTCAATGAACTTCTGAAACTTCTCTTCGACAGGTTTTATGTCTCCGTCTTTACCATCCTTACCTGCAACACCTTGAATGCCTTGTGGTCCGATTTCACCTTGTGGTCCTGCTGGTCCTGCAACTCCTTGTTGTCCATCTCGACCTCGTTCACCTTTGTCGCCCTTAGGTCCTTGTCCGCCCTGAACTCCCTGTGAGCCAGCTGGTCCAACTGGACCAATTGCGCCTGCTTGTCCATCTTTTCCGTCCAGACCATTTTTTCCATCTTCGCCCCTATCGCCTTTCAGCCCTTGTGGACCACGCTCACCGATAACGCCTTGTATTCCTTGTTCGCCTTGAGGACCAACTTGACCCTGTTCGCCTTTGTCTCCCTTATCACCTTTTATTCCAGGTAGACCTTCAGGCCCGATTTCTCCCTGTGGACCAACATCACCTTTTTCACCACGTTCACCAACATCTCCCTTATCACCTTTGTCACCCTTAGGACCCTGTGCGCCAGTTGCACCAAGGGCTCCACGTGGACCGACTGGACCAGGAACTTGTTCAACGATTACTTCTGGTGTTTTCTTTTCTAAAAGAGATACTAACTCTGTCTTAAGTTTTTGTATCTCTTGTCTTGTATATGCTACAGAAGTTGCAACAGAAACTGCTTCGCTGAGAGTGCCACTAAGATTAGTTTCCTTCTTTGTCACCCTTGGCCTCTTCAACTAGTGTTCCAAAAAATGCAGTCATAGACTTAGCCAATTCTCTTTGGTCTGCGTCATCAATTATTCTAGTTTCAGTTTCTTCTTTCTTCACGCTAACAACAACTTGTTGTGGCGGTGGAGGAGGCGGTGGAGGCGGTGGTAAGTCTTCTGGAGATATACCTTCTTCATCCATTTTCGCTTTGTCTTCTTCCATCTCTTCATCCATTTGCTTAATATCATCTTCACTCTGATGTAGAATGTTTGTTCTGATATAATTTACAGAGAAGTATTTTCCGACATAACCATCAATGTCTGAAAGAATAGCTAAACGCTCTTTCATAATTTCGGTGTTCTTTAATTCTGCAAAGTGTGCGTCTGATTGATAGTCATAACTGATTTCTTCTTTCATTTGTTCCCACTCTTTACGGGTACAAACGCCTTTAAGAAGAAGCTGTGTTTCAAGCATCTTATCGAATAGAATAGAGAATCTTAAACGCAAACGTGAAATGAATTTACCAAACTTCAATTCATCTCTAGTGATTTCAGAAGCACGACCTAAAGAGAATCCTGTGTCAGCTTCTAAACGTGAAACTGGAACGTTCAATGACTTGAACATCTTCTTTTGAAAGTACAATACATCATCAATCTCACCTAAGTTTTGTCCACCTTGTAGTGTGGTAATCTCAGTACCTTTGCCACCTTCTCTACGTGGCAACCAAAAGTCTTCAAGCATCGTTTGAAATCTTCTGTCATCACGAATTTCACCAGTCTGTGCATCATAGACTAGTTTGTTTTTATACTTCTGCATGATTTCACGCAAGTATTGTTCTGCCTTCATCTTGGGCAAATTACCTACGTCAATGTAAAAGATTCTACGTTCGGGCGCACGGGAAATACGATAGATAACTGTCGCATCTTCAAGCATACGCAATTGATTGAGTGGCTTGATTGCTTTGTGTAGATGTGAAACAATAATCTTACCATCTTTGTCTGTGATACCAGAGTTTGCATAGCAGACTGCATCTACTGCAATCTTAATACCTTGTGTGCCATCTCTAGAAAATCCTTTATCCGAGTACATAAAGTATTCGTGATATTTTTGTGTTGTATTTGCTATTCCTGGATTATTAGGTTGCTTCTTATCTTCACGAACTTTACGAATCTTACGTGGGTCAATGTAACGAACTTCTTTCAATCCTGCTCTTGGATTCTTATCGTCAATCAACATGTGATAGTACAAACGCCCATCAACATACCATCTACGGAAAATATCGTAGCCTTGATTGTTGAAGTCGAGTAGCTTCATTACATAGTAGAACTCATCACGAATCATTTTCTTAATTGATTCGGGTTGTTGAAGTTTATCCAAAATGATTTGAACTGGATAATCACCATCTTCAAATACTAATGCTTCGTTAACAATGTCTTCAATTGCCGCATCGCATTCTGGCTGAAGTGCCATCTCACGATATTTTTTAATTAAGTCGGCATCGCTTCTAATTTGACCTTCAAGGTCCATGTATGTACCGTATACACCACCACCTGAAATTGATACTGCCGCATCATCATCGGTAGGTGTGACAAACGATTTTAACTGTTCTGATTCAACATCATCCTTACCAATTTTATATCCAAAAAGTTTTATCGCCATATTTGAGTCTCTCTAAAAAGAAATGGGGGCGTAATAGCCCCCATTGTTTGACAACTATTACGCAATTATTTATGTTGCGTAAAATTCATTATTTAAGTCTTTTTATGCAATACTTGCTGTTCCACTCGGCGGAGTTGTAGCATCTGTACCAGCCGCTGAAGTGCCACCAACATCCAAATAGTGATATTGAAATGTAACAGTAAACTCTTGAACTGCATCTGTAGTGTCATAAGACAAGTCGATAGCAGAAACATCAGTTGGAAATGCATCATACAATTCATATGTTCTAGCAGTAGTGCCATCTGGTCTTAACTGATTAACGACAATCGTGCAACGATATGAAGCTGTGCTATCTCTTAATGAGTTTTCACCATCAACATTAATGATGTTGTTCATCCAGTTGTCAAAAGACTTACGGATGTTTTGTGAGTCATCATTAACAAATGTTGCTGTCCAATCAGCATACGTTCTATCACCAGGAATCTTAATTCGTCTTCCTCTGAATGGAACTTCGATGATACCTAAAGTAAATGCTGGAATCGCACCAGACTTACATAAAATAGTAAGATCGCTTAAGTCAACGCCTGCAATGCCTCCTACCACATCTGGTCGTATTTCAATTTTGAAAAGATTTGCTTTTGAACCACCATTTAGTTTTTTTCTAAATGTGTCAATACTGAAAAATTCGTTGATTGCCATTTTTTATTCCTTATGTTGTAACAACAGATGTTGGAAATGTAAAGTAGTCATACGACCAAGTTACAGTAAACTCTTCAAGAGTGTCTGTAGAGTCATAAGACAAATCAATAGTGCTAATATCACTAGGCCAACAGTTAACTAGAGTGTATGAATAAACTACGTCACCCGCCTGATTAAGTTGTTCAACTAAAATTTCGGAGAAGTCTTGTGGATCTCCTCCAGTCAATGTTTTAGATGTTGTTGAGTTGTAGTCAGTAGTACCATATAATTTTTGTAAGTCTTCTAACGCTTCTCTGATTGTGTGATTGGAATCATTGATGACTGTTGTTGTCCAGTCAGCAAATGTTCTATCACCAGCCGCTTTGAATCGTCTACCGGCTGCAAATGGAACTTCAATAATACCTACTGTAGAACCAGGCAACTGAGCCGCCTTGCACAAGTAGGTAAAATCTTCATCTCTAGTTGTAGTTGAACTGTAAAATCCAGATAACGTAACTCTGAATAAATTTGAACGGGCGCCCGTATTAAGAACGTCCTTCAAATTCTGAATTGTTGTAATTGCCATATAATTCTCCTTGTTTATTCTCTATTATTTATGCGGCAATTTCAGCAAATGTAGCGGTACCTCTTACAGAGACAAAGTTAAGTTGAATGAAGTTAACAGAACGGATTGGTTGTACGAAAATATCGCAAACGAATTCGTTAGAATTTACTACATCTTCTGGATTGTTTGATTCGTCACAAACAACTCTGAATGCTGTAATACCTCTTCTGGACTGAACGCTTCTCAAGTAAGGAACAACTAAACTTACGAAACCGTTTCTTGTTGTTGCATCGTTTTGGTCAAACAATACATTGTCTGCGGCTTGTCCAATTGTCTTTTGCAATTCAATAAACAATCTACGAACGTTAACACGATTCATTGAAGTATTTTTCAATGTAAATGTTTTGTCGCCAAATAAAACTGTACCTTGGCCAACTTGTGTGATAACTGGATTGATGGCTGCCTTGTACAATGTGTCTCTGTCAGCTTGCGTTGGATTGTAGGCTAAACGAACTAAGTTTTGAATACGACCATTGCTGAAACCAGCTGGAGACAACCATGGTTCACGATTCAAATCGTTACGTGCCATACAACCTGCTGTGTCAGCATTCAATGGTACATAAACATATGCATCATTGTATTTGTCGTACTGATATTTCCAACCGCTGTCTGCAACTGCGTATGTAGAACGTGTAACTGTGTCTGCCCATGCAGTGATTGAAGTCGCTTCAGAACCAGCATTGTTAACCACTGCTGTTCTTATTGGTGATACACAAACAACAACGTCTTTTCTAACTTCAGCAACGTCAGCAATAATTCTGTTTGCTACTGTAGCATTTGCTTGACCAGTTACAATGATAGATGCTGGCACTTCTTGTTTGTTTGCAAGCAAAACAAAAGATGTTGATCTATCGCCATCTGTCAATGCGTTACCATCAGAACCACCAGCCAAAGAATATGTCTTAGGTGTGCTTACTGCTGTGTAGGTTGTGCTAGACAATGTGTTACCCCAATTAGAGCCAGCATTGTCGTGAGCCGCCCACCAAATATATGCTGAACGGTCGTTAATTATATCTTTGTAATAATTGCTACCACCAGCATCAGCTTTAGCATTTGAACCCTTAGAAAGATAACCAAATTTCTCTAAAACTGTATTTGCTGTACCTGTGATATCGCCTGTTCTGTCTTGAACAACAACGTGCAATTCGTCACCAGATGCGCCCAAAGCGGCACCGTTTGTGGATGTTCCTGGTGCAGAATCAAACTCACTAAAGAATTCCCAACGGCGAGTTGCTGAAGCACCAGAAGCACCAGTTAAGTGTGCAGATTCTAATGTAAATGATGTTGCATTAGCAATTGCAACAACTTTAGATGTACGACCAGACAATACAATGAAATCGCCAACTTGCAATTGTGTATTTGCAGCCGATCCAGAACCAGTAACTGTTGTAGAACCCGCTGTTACTGTAAATGTTCCAGTCAATGCGCTAGTGTAGGCAGCCGAACTTGGGCAAACAGAAACTTTAAGTGCGTTTCCTAATGCGCCAGAGTAGCGAGCCGCCCAAGGACCAACGTTAAATGATGCTGTATTAATATATACGTCATCGTTCTTAATAGATGTACCAGTACCTGCTGTGCCTGAACCAGTTGTTGCTTCTGCTGTAGCATTCAACGCTGTGTTTGCGGCACGAACAACGAACAATGAACCAGAGTATCCCAAAAAGTTGGCGGCTGACAAGAAGTCAACTGCGTTAGTTGCATTTGGTTTACCAAATCGAGTTACCAAATCAGTTTCGTTTGTAACTTGTACTGCTTTGTCAATAGGACCCCAACGGAACTGACCGGAAAAACCGCCAGATGTTGAAGATACTGACTGTGAGGAAGACACCAAATCTGTTTCGGTGATCTTGATTCCTGGTGAAATTAGACTTATAGCCATTGAATTCTCCTTGTTATAATGATGTTTTGATGTTAGGTTTGTTTAATTTATTTATAAAAAATCAGATTTGTGATAATTCTCTACCTGCCAGACCTGTCCACTTACATCGACTAATTGATTTTCTTCTTCGCCATTATTTATAAAGCCAAAAGGTGTGATTTCTTCCTCAATCATTTTGATTCTAGCTTCGTACAATTCTTTTCTAATATTAATGTTTGTCAACTCCTTAAAATATGAGTTTGTTGTTAACCACGAAAATAACACTAAAGGCATAACTAAGTCATCGTGATATCCTTCGTCAGCAGAATAACTATTCTTTCTTTCGATGAATGTTGAAATTTCTGCTATAGTATCAGCATCAGTAATTATAAGTTTTTTCTCTTCAACCATTGACTTGAAGTTAGAACATCCAATACGTTTGACTTTCTTGTCCGTAATCACTCCAAGCTGTGTTTTACCCCCACCAAAACCTCCATTGACAACTTGCCCTTGAGGTGTTCTGCTAACAGAGATGATATTTTCATATTCATATTCTGCATAAAGAATTTCTGCAACTTGTTCTGACGAATTAATTTCAATCAAAACGTATGCTTCATTATATTCTTTACCAACTCTGTAAAGTACTGATGGATACAAAAGTGGGCTGATTTCATTGTTTCTGTATTTGCCCACAATTTTGTATGGCATCTGACTTATATCGATAATCTGAAACGCAGAGTAATCACCACCAACACCTTTAGCCGTGTCTGCAACGATACAATATGCATGATCCTTTTCCACCTTTTCGTAAATGTCAAGCCCATCTTTTTGATAGATCATAGGCTTAGCCGACATTTGTGAAATAGAGTCTGAAGCAATGAGTGTGAGACTAGAACCTAAGAAGTTACATAGCACCTCTTGATTGAACTTCAACTCACCTAATAGTTTGCGCTGTGTGTCTGCCCACTTCTCATCACGACCAGGTATTTCCCAGTAAGGAATAAACAGATTGACGAATCCGTTTCTGTCGCTTTCTGCATCATTCCAGAACTTCCAGAAGTGGTTGTATCCTAGAGGGGTAGAACTTAGCAGAATCTTTGTTGTTTCACCAGCAGAAATCGTAGGATAAACTGAGGTGAAGAATTGTTCTGCTACATTGTTCGGTATGATAGCGGCTTCGTCAACGTACAATAAGTTAACTGACTTACCACGAATACCTGATGCGCTTGTTGCGGCTGTGAATACGATTGAACCATTCTCTAAAGCAATATCACCTTTGTTCCATGTAGTGACACCTTGCTGAAGCCATGTAGGAAGATTCTCATACATGATTTGATAACGATATAAAACTTCTCTAGCGGCTGTTGCTTTGTTTGCTAGAATTGCTACAGTCTTGCTTCCTTGAAACAATGTGTACCAAAGAATGTAAGCGGCTGAGGTTGTTGTCTTACCTTGCTGGCGCCCTTCCATAAGAATAACTTTACGATTCTCGTGGATAACTTTTACTTTGTTTTTTTGGCAATCATATAGTTTGAATGGCTGAAGCCCGTGATCTAGCGTGACAATCTTACAATAACTTTCAATGAAGTATATTGGATCGTCAGCGCATTTCAAGTATTCTTCAATCTCATCTTTAGTGAAATTGAGAGGAACGCCAGATGCTTTTAGATTAGAATTTCCTAAGTAGGATTTCGCTGTCATCTCTTGCCAATTAGTTTCTGTAACTCTGCTGTGCTACCAACAAACAACGCATTCGTTACATGCTGTGGTTGTTGTGTATCATCTTTTTTAGATTTCAAATCTTTTACTTTTTTACCCAAGTCTAACAAATCTTTATTTGTATCTGACAATGTTTTAATTAGCTGACCAACAACTTCATATGCTCTTGGAGATTCACCTTCTTTTGCTAAAAATATAATGTTTTCCATAGCAACTTTGCCTTGCTCAATGAATAGCTTTAGATTCTCTCTTGCATATTCATAGTCAGCATCTATAGACTCATCATTTGGTGCACCAGTAGAAACAGGTTCTTTAACTTGTTCTACTACTGCGGGTAATGCTTGTTCGACAATCTTACCTTGAACATCAAATATATCATTTAATTTATCATCAACAGTTTTTTTCATTTTAAGGTTTGTATCCATTGTCATTAATTTGCGTTTCGCTTACGTTGAACTCTGCATCGCCAGTAAATGTTTGAGTAGATATGATTGCTTTGTTAATTGCAGAACCATCATCAATGGTGTTTAAGTCTTCTTTAACAATATACTTAAACTTCTTGATCGGTCCAAATAAATATCCTTTAACTGTGAAATCTAATTGATACGTTTGAATTCTGCGAGAATCCATATCACCTTCGTATGTGTCTGTTGAAGTTACCGAGTTTAACTCAATTGGAATATCCATGTTGAGAGCCATCTCTGGAATCATCTTCATTGTCACAGTAAAATCTGGTGTAAAGAATGGCACAATCTGTTCTACAATTTGTGTGCCATCTTCGGTGTTTCTAAAGAGTGCATGTAAAGAAAAATTAAAGTCATATGGCACAGGTGTGTGCATGAAGTTAAAATCTAATCCGCCAGTATTTACACCTCTAGATATTTTATGTGCGCTGTTTAATTTGCGTTGAGGCGCATATGTCATGCTGGTAAACTCAAATCCAAGTCTTGGTAATGTAGTAGAAACATGGCGATCCAAATCAGGATCACTAGTCACTCTTTGAATAAACTTTTGTTTTGGTCCATACTCAATTGGAACGTTGACGGTTTGAAGTTTAGTGCCCGCAGAATCGTATCTGTCAACTTGAATTTCGTTGAACAAATTACCAAACATGATTACGTAACGTCTTAGCGTTCCGTGATAAAAGTCGTGTCCGAACATCATATTAGAAAGTCCTTGTCAATGAGAATGGGTTTTGTTCTGAGAAATCTAGAATATCATCGTCAATAATTTTCTGACCAATCTCTTCATTGTCTGCTGAAATCTCGGCTGCGACAACAACGTCAGCTTCGTTGACAATGAATGTGCCGTCTTCATGCAAGAATAAGAATGTGTCTTCGTCAAGTAATTTTTCATTATTAGCAGTTGACAAACTATATTGATCTTCGTTTGCATCAATTTCGGCAATGTCAGTATTAATACGTTCGCTAGAGTATTCAAGTCTGTCACAACGTAGTTCGTATGTGTAGAGTTTGCCTAATTGAAAGAAGTTCTCAATGTTTTGTGTGAATTTAATTTCATACATACTTTCAAACATAGGAATCCAAATTAGATCACCTTCTCTTGGTCTAATAATGGCATCGTAGTCATACTCTGAAACATCATTTCTGTTGCTTAATAATTCATCTCCATCTTCAGTCAACATGTTATATGAGTATTCTGTGATGATAGATGTTTTCAATGATTGTGTGAATCGTTTTTGTGAAATAACAAATGTGACTGATTCATCAACTTGAAGACCAAACTTTGCCATAAAGTCTTCTTGTCCCATAAATCCATCAAAACTTTTCACATACAATTCCATTTCAAGTGCATCATCAAAAAGCATAGACGCATCTTCACCATAAATCTTATCTAAATTTACGTGCGTTCTTGGTAAGTAATAACCATCTATACCATAAATCTTGATAGATTCTATAATTAAATCTTCAACAAGACTTTGTTCCTGTTTGACAGGAGTATATTGATTAAAAAAACGATTACGTGCCATTGTGATTAGCCTAGCATGTCAGAAACTGGTAAAGAATATGTGCTAATGACTTCTGCTTCTAATGCTTGAATTTCGTCTGTAGCTTCATCCCAGATTTTCTGTCCGTTGAATGTGATACCACCTGGCATAGAAAGTCCTTCAAACTTTTTGAGGTTTTCACCCCATTGTTTTTTGATTTGTGCAGTACAATACTTCTGCAAGAATCTATCATTGTAAACATCGGTGAATGTATCAGGATCAATTTTCTTGTAGCCTTCAATGATAATGAATTCACCAACAGTTACTTTTGTGTCCCAAGACATATCAATATACACTCTGTTGATATGGCGATTGAATCTGAGAGATTGTTTACCGACAAAAAGTTCTTCTGCTAAAGCAACGTTTTGAAACGCCATGACGTATGGCGCAAACGGACCTGTGTTGAATGAATACAAATCATTCAAAGAAATTTGATATCTTAGATTAAAAAGATTGTTTGTAGAATAGCTGTCACCAATGTCAAAAACATTCATCACACCAACAACCGAATCTGGTACTGTGATGTACTTGTTTGTTTTATCTTCTTCTGTGACTGCGTGTGCTAGATAGACTTTTTCTGTTGCATCATAGTGATAGTCGTAGTAATATTGAAACGCAATCTCAATGCAGTCTTCAACTTGTTCGTCAGCTACGTTTATCTCTAAGAGAGGCGCACCTAGTCTTCTAAGGCAGAATTGTTTGAATTCTTCTCTTGATGCTGGTTTGCTTGTACTCATTTACTTATGCCCCTTAATGAATTTCATCTTCTATTTATAATAAGGCAGAAAGTAAAAAACCCACCAAGAAGGTGGGTTTGTTTGATAATTATATTAAAATTATGACGTTCCGAGAATAGCCGCAACGCCCACACCCCCTGCGGCAATAGGCTCATTTGGCCATCCACCTCCTGCTCCACCACCATAGTTACCACCTGGTCCGCCACCGCCACCACCATCGTTTCCGCCATTGCCGCCCCCAAAGCCAGCGCCAAATTTGGGATCAGCAAGACCACCTTCGCCACCATAACCACCTTGTGAGTTACCAACAACTCCAAGACCACCACCTCCACCGCCACAATAAACATAACCTCCGGCGCCACCACCACCGCCACCACCGTCTGGGCGATTTGATTGAAAAGTGCCGCCTGAACGACCATTCGCTCCTCCGCCTGGTGCGCCCCCGCCGCTTGTGTCACCACCAGCGCCGCCGCCTGCACCACCACCGCCGCCAGTTCTAAAACCGCCACCAGCACCACCACTGCCGCCGACAGCAGTTGTAATTGTTGTAAATGTGCCTGGAACACTCGTTCCGCCGCCACCGCCGCCGGGACTGCCGCCATAAGCCTGTGCCACTGCACCAGGTCCTGACCATTGAAGGCTTGATACCTGGCCAGCATTTCCGGCATTCAAAAGAACAGATTGCCCTGCCGTGGCAGAGAATGAGAATCTTGCAAATCCTCCTCCACCGCCTCCGGAGGTTCCACTTCTAGGTCCACCACCACCAACTAAAGCGGCTTCATACGTTCCAGTTCTTGGTAGAGTAATAGTTGTTGACCCACCACCCGTCACAGCCGTTAATGCTAATAACGGTGCCAGTGGAGTAATAGAAGCACTTGCTGCCGATGCATCCGATGTTCCAACAGCATTTGTTGCAGTAACCGTAAACGTATATGACGTTCCATTTGACAAACCAGTAACAGTTAATGGGCTAGACGCACCAGTTGCAGTCAAGCCACCAGGACTTGATGTGACAGTAAAGCTAGTGATTGCAGAGCCACCATTATTTGCTGGCGCTGAAAATGAAACACTAGATTGTGCATTTTGTCCACCCGTTGCGGTTACTCCTGTTGGTGGATCAGGCTTAGTTGCGCCAGCACCACCAATCATCATGTTTCTAATAGACATTAAGTTAATCCTCCACCATTGATTACGAACTCATTAGAAGCAACACATAGAACCGTACATACGCCTCTGAGTGCAAGACTTCTATTACCTGTATTTGATGTACCAGCTTGACGCAATGTTACGCTAGTACCTTGAGTGATTGTGATTGTAGAACCTGAGTTATTATAGATTGTAACGTTATCACCAACTGAGAATACACCAGCATTAATCGTTACACCTGCTGATGTATTAATGAATCTACCAACGTCAGCCGCTGTTGCTACATATGAAATTGACTGTGCATTCTGTGGTAATGATCTTAAGTTACCATATCCGTCATAGACATAAGTGCCAGCATATATGTTACCTGCTACACCAAGACCACCAGCAACTGTCAACGCACCAGTCGTAGAACTAGAAGACGCTGTAGTGTTTGCAACGTTAGCTGAACCAACAACTAGTGGTGCAAAAGTTAATCCAGCTGTGCCGAAGTTGACTGTATTCGCTGGCAAAGCAGTCAAGTCTGCGAACAATTTGTAAACTTTATCTGTTGCGTCACGCACAATACCAGTGTACTTTGTTGTTGCGCCTTCTTTATACTCGCCAACTGTACCTAAGTCGAGAATGTCAGCGGCGTTATTTGCACCAAGGAAAACGATAGGGTTTGTAACAGAAAGAGAAGATGTTGAAACTGTGTTACCAGAACCTTGCAAGCTAATCGCACCAGTAATTGTTACGTTACCACCAACGTTCAAGTTACCAGCAAGACCCATACCACCATTAACAACTAGCGCACCTGTTGTTGTGCTAGAAGAGTTTGTTGGAATATTGATGAAAACTCTAACGTCTGGTTCAATCTGCATCTGAGTATTACCAGTTGCGAAACCACCAGCACCGAAAATAATCTTTCTAGATGTACCAGCCACACCTGTTCCAATAATCAAATCACCAGTGCCTGTACTGCCTAATGGTGCGTTATAAAGAATATATGCGTCATCTTTCTTTGTAATTGGGAAAGCAGGATCATTATAGTTAGAACTATTGATACCCATTGATACCCAACCAGAATCGGTATTACCTCTATCATTCATCGCAATGAATTCTGAGTACGCTAATGTTCCAGCGTTTTGGTTAACAGAAGCTAAGTCAACTGCACTATTTTGAGATAGTACGCCAATGAATGTGTGTTTTTCTTCACTAGATCCAGTCTCTGTTAAGAAACTAGCAACTTGGTCTCCTGCGTGAACACGGGTATTAGCGTGAACGTGAGACATATAAACGTTTGCGCCGGCAGCTCCAGAGATTGTTCCGTTAGCCGCTGTGATTGTCAATTTGTTAGTATTGACTGTGACATTTCCAGTCAATTCTGTTGTTGTACTGTGTGTTACTGCACCAGTAAGTGTTGAAACGCCAGTAACACCCAAAGTACCACCGGTAGACACATTACCTGAAGTTAATGTACCAGTAGCAGTAAGTGCATTTGTGGTTGTGTTAAATATTAATCCGGAATCATCTTGCAATAGACCAGATGTTCCAGCAAGAACAACTCGGCCTGATGTTAAAGAAGATGCAGTAATATTAGCTGAATTTAAATAGTAAGCACTAATATTATTAGCAGTTATACTACCCGTATAATCTCCAAATCCATTAACAGTATTGCTAATGTCATTAACGGTACTTCTAAATTCATTAAACGTATTTGATAACGCTACTTGTGATAAAACTGGCATAGTTATTCTCTCTCTTTAGTTATTTTTAATAATAGATGTTTGATTTCGCTAAGGTCTGACTTAATTTTGTCTACTTCTCCACGAATCAATGCGATTTCGTTTGTACTCTTATTTATATCAGAAATTTTTCTTTTCTGAATTTTATACTTTAAGAGCGAGTCAATATCCGTATTTAAAATAGCTTTAGAGTTTTTATCTCTCTCTGTGAACCCACGGACAGGCTCGGCAATTTTAATCTTTTCTACTATCATGCTAATGCAATTCCTCTTAAATCTTTAACCTTCGGAGCATAACTTGGATTGCTAGACAAGAAGACTATCTTAATAGCAAAGTACTTGTATCCTTGGAATGTTCTTCCATCAGGTGTTGTATATGCAACTGCATTATTTAGCACACGGAAAACATCTTGGCTAGAAGCAACTGTAGAAAATGCAGATTCAACTGTCAATGATGTGTTATTTGCAATAGTAGAAACTACACGTTCTGTTCTAGCCGTACCAACTGCAATTATGTCACCAATCTTCAAGTCTTCAATAAAGCGAGTAGATGTACCAATGACTGTTGTTGATACGTTAGAGATTGCAACTGTACCAGCAAGCAATTCAGAACCACCAGTTTTCGCTACAGAAGGAACAACAAACTTCTCTTCTTTGTACTCATTCTGATTTAGTGTGAACGTTTCTGTTCCAACCAAATCCATAGGAGTATAGAATTTATCGTCAAAAGCATCTGTGTCATTTTCGTTCAATAACTTACAGTAAACTTTAACTGAAGTTCCTGGTGGGCGATTGACTTTCAAATATGTAACTAAATCAGACGCTTCAAATCCGTCATTCAATGTCACAACTTTAGTGATGTATCTAGACTCTGAAGAATATGGTCCAACTGGATTCTCTTCATTACGAATGGTCATTGTTTGACTTGCCGCATTAGATGTGGTAAAGTTATTTGTGACAGTCAAATATGTATTATTTGCTATTGAAGCAATTCTACGATACTCATCTCCGAAGTATGCATATTCACCAGCAAAAACTGTATTTGAGAAATCTGTTCCAGAACCAACAACAATGTTATTACTTGAGCCGTATGTAATTGTTCCAGTTACACTTGTTTCGAAAGAATTGTTAATAACGTTCTTATCGAAGTGGAAGATAATGTTTTCATCATCGATATATGGACTGATATACTTATTCGATGTAGACAACGTTGCTCTTACCTGTAGAGACTTAAACCCATTTGTTGTCTCTGCTGAAGTTGTCGAGATTTGTTTTCTAGAACGAAGTATCAATCTTTCATAATTCTTGATTGTTGTGTAATCAGAATCAACTGCATACGTGCTGTCGGCAGTTTTAATATCATATGTAATATCTGTTCCAGGAAGAATCTGGTCACTAATAGCAGGAGTCAACGCATCATATGTAAATGATGTTGATACTGGAATATTAGTCCAATAAGCAAGTTTAGCTGACGTATTAAATTCGGCAATTCTCATTGTGAATTTCATGTCAGTATTTTGTTTTGTTGTCCAAGTTTTATCATTAGAAGACGTAAACAAAATTCCGCTATTGTATGCTTGTTCAATTCTAGTTTGAGTATCTGGATTGGTAATATCAATAGCGCCCAATTCTGCAACCCAAATTGCAAAGTCTGGATCATTGTTCTCGGGTTTGACCGTGAAGCAATAGTCATTACCAGATTCCAAATAGATAGGATTCTTGAACGTGAATGTTGTCGCACTTGATGCATTATCGCTAATGCTAACATTTGTATTGTTGACAATTGCAATATCACCATCAGTAACAAACTGTGCAGATGGGAACCCATTTTCCAATTCACGAATCTCGACACTAACATTTCTATTGTTGTCTTGTGATTTTGTTTTGAAGAACAAATCAATAGAAGTCAAATAGAATCCTTTTGGATATGTATCTGGATCAACAAAGAAACTCTGAGACAAAGGATCCCAATTTCTTGCTGGCGCTGGTTGAGGAATCGCAGACCTAGCAACTTCAACTCGCTCTTGGGAAATAACTTTTCTACCCAAGTTTGTAATGTTGTTCGTACCATTAAACGTCACGTTGAATGGGCGTGAGTTGATTGTAACTGTACCAGTCTTTTGTATAACACCTTGTGCAAAAATAGTATTTCTTGCACTAGTTAACGTTGTGCCATCCGAATTGGTTGGGCTGTCTGTGATTTTAAATTCACGTTGGCCTGTATAGAATTTCTTAGATGGAACTTCAAACAACAAATATATTTGATTGTTTTTAACGATGAGTGGCTGTGATGTATTTGCACCATTAGCGATTGCTCTCCATGTTACGCCTTCATCACCTAATGTGCCGTCATTGTTAAACTTAGAATTCAATGTTTGTAATGTAGTAGAAGCGCCAATCAATTCAATTTGATAGCAGTTTGCAGTAACGTTCACACCATCAAAGAATGCATACACTCTAGAATTGTTTTTCAACCCTCTAGCTTGAATAGCGAATTCACGTTGACGCATCCAAAGTGCGGCTTCAACTTGAACAACTCTATCAAACTTAACGTCTTGTGTAGAAGATGTTGCTTGATTGCCAGCGGCTAATTGATTGAATGCTTCTTGCGTTGTTTGTTGTAATGCTGTAGTAACGTTGAAGTTACCAACTTGTGTCGTTTGATTTGTACCAGCAACGATTGCAGTTTGTTGTGTACCACCAAGCCATTTCTGATTCAATGGTGCAACTTCTGTGTTCCATGCGTTAACTAGAGCCTTCCAGTTATCTGCGCCATTATCATCATTGTAGACAACTGCTTGCGTAGGATCATTTACAACATCAAAGAAGTTATCCGTAAATGGCATAACAGACAATTCGCCAGTCCAGACAAAGTTCAATTCTTCAGCAAGTCTCAATTGTCTAGATGCGTATTGTTGTTTTAGACCAGGTGCTTCAACTTCAGTATATGGCAACATAATCTTGTTACCAGTTTTCAATACTGTCGTTGATGTTGAAGTCAGATGACGAAGACCAACTGTGTTCGCATTGTCTTGTAAGCAAGTTAAGAATTTATTTTTCTTGTCAATAGAACAATCTTTACCATCATCGGATGTAGATGCTACAGCCCAACCAGTAAATGGATCAACAAGAATACCATTCTTAAATCTGTCTAAACCATCAGCATCCAATTCTGTTGTGTCTGTTGCTTGTTTCTCTAAGAAACTTAATGCAGTAAAGTACTCAAGTCTTTCAAGTCTTTCATTCATTCTTGCAACATCACGCATTGTAAATCGTTTGTTTTTCAACAACTTGATTTTAACGTCTGATGGTAATGATGGATATGCTGGAATAATTAACTCTGCAATCTCTAATGTATCAGGTTTTGTTGGTGGAGATTCTGCTCTCTGATTACCAGCTTGTGCAGGAACACCATCATTGATACCGAACACACCACGATTATTAATGTATACTTTAGAAATTCTACCTTTGTAGTAAATCAAGTCTGCATCAAAGTCAGAACCAGATTCAGGAACACGAAGTCCAAATGTTGGAACTTGATATGTGCCAACATCAATTGGATTCAAAGATGTGTTCGCAGTTTTGATTGGTCTAAAGTCAATAGAGTCACGTAACTTATAGAATGTTTTAGTTGATGGACTTGTAAAGTTAGGAATATCACCAGTCGTGATTGTAGTGTTTGATGATATAGTATCATCAATTGGATAAGAATCAACTGACGCATAACCAACACCTTGAGATGTGTCGTGCGTAAAGTGGTCAAAGACAGCTAATAATCTTCCAGTTGGAACGTAACCAGCAACTGGTGTAATTGTTCCATGCTCATATGAATAGTCACGCTGACCATTGTCTAATACGTAATTTGCAGTAACGTTTGTGTTTGCAGTAGAAGCGGCAACAGCAAATGATGATGACTGATAAACAGCATGTAGCTGATAGATATCACCTTGACCTAAACCAAATGGTCCAGATATTCCATTGATGTGTGTATTTGGATTGATGTTTGTTTGAGTCTGAAAGTTTAATGTTTTAACTTTTTCTCTAGCACTTGCTCTGTCCATAGACACAAGAACTTCGGCAGTAAATGTTGCGTTTTCTTGAATGTCAATTTGTGCAGTACCCGGAGAAGTAACGTTAACACTTCTTGTGCTTCCTTTTCCACCATTAGCAGAAAGAGATAGAATCGTTCCAGAGGGAATAATTTTTGTGAATGTGTTAGCAGTAGAACCAGTTGTGTGTGCAGATGATAGAATCAATGATGTTGCATTTGTAATAGAAGCAACTTGTCTAGTCAAACTATTAACTTTAATTAAGTCACCAACATTTAATTGTGTAGTAAATGCTGTTCCACTTCCGCTAACAATAGTATTTGCGGCCGCAATAGTAACAGTACCAGTCAACGCAGAAGTCTCTACGTTTGCGCCAGCATTGTTAACGACAACCATGTAGTAGTCATTTTTCTGAGTGGCATTTAATGTGTCTGTACCAACAAATGTTTCTGTAACAACGTCAGTTGCAACAGTCGCAACACCAGAAGAGAATGAAACAGTAAATTTCTTTTTAAATCTAAATGCAGTTTCAACGTTTTCTGAGGAGTCACGTACAGTTTTAATTGCGTCATATGGCAATGGAAAAATCATCGTGTTGAACGATGTTTCTTGTAAAACAGCACCAGAGGCAGTTGTTACAATATCAGCAAAACGTTTTGGTGTTGCAGAATCATAAACAGCACGAACGTCAGAGAAATTCTTACCAGAACTCATTGTGATTTCATACAAATACAAATAGTATCTTGCATCGGCAGTACCTTTAGTACCACTTACATATTCAATTGAACGCACCCTAGCAGTACCAATCGCATTACCAGCAACTGTTGCTGTTGAGTGCGCTAAGTTTGTAATAACTTGTTGCGGTGTGTCATATAAATCAACCAATGTTGATTCCATAATGTCCCAACCACCAACAACTTCTTTAACTTCAATGTATTGTCCATAATTGATTTGAGTCTTAGTCTGTTGCACATATGCTGTACTGAGACCTTTTTCAATTTCAATTGGAGTTTTTGTGATAATCTGATTTCTGTATCCGGCAACGTATGATGTGAATGGTTCGACTTCAACCAATAGTAAATCACTATTGCCGCTTTCAGCAACTGTATATCTACCACCATTATCATTCAATAAGTGTTCACGTACTGTAACAATTGGATCGGACAATGTGTAATTGCCAGATTCTTCATTTGTTCGTTTTGCTAAAACATCTTCTAACTTACTATCAACAGTAATTGTTTTTCTTTTTCTAGCAACACCAGTATCAACCTCAGTAATTGTGATGAATTCGTTTTCGTCAGTAGTTGCATTCAACGCAACTTTAGTTAAAATGGTATCAATTTTTAATCTATCAGCACCTGGCGCCTGTGCGTTAGGTGTTCCCTGTGCATTATCAACAAGAGTTTGATCTTCGATGTAATCAACAAAAGACCTTGTTGGCACTAAACCAATCTTATAAGATGGTTCGTTTGAATATTTGTCGAGAATAATTGTTTGCGTAGAGTGCTTAACAAAATGATCTGCAACATAAACAACACCTTCAGAAACAGTAATCTTAGAACCGTAGTTATAGATTTGCTCTGTAGCAAGTCCCTCATCAACAACATTACGTACCGCATTCGTTGTAGCCGCTAATGCATATGATCTGCCTGTTAGTGCTGACGTAAAGATTGTTTCGGAGTTTGCAAATGAAGTATTGGCACGAAAATCGGTAACGGCTGTAACATTAAGTACTTGATTTGCACCAGTAGACAATATTGTATTTGCTGTTGTTGTGGTTAATGTTCCAGATGTGTTTGAAACAAAGATTTTAATTGCACCAGAAATTGGATCTGTATAAAATGCTTCAATTGTTGCAGTATTACCTGTTGAAAAGGTAATTGTATTTCCCGATGTGAGTGTAGATGGCGCAACGTTTACAGTAAGAACTTGCGTACCGTTTGTCGCATAGCTAATGAACAATGTTTTAGGATCGTCTCCATCAATGTCTGTAACTAGTCCACAATATGCTTTGATGCCGCTGTTTGAGCCATAGATTACGCTACCAACAAAATTTGCAACTGCAACCGTGCTACCATTGTAGGTAGGTTGAAGTTTAACGAAACTTAAATTTAAGTCTAGATTTTGTTCGCAACCATCGACTAATGCGCCTTGCTTGAAAAAATATTCAGCAAAGCGTCTAGTCTGCACTTGTTGAAGAGTTTGTGCTTGGGTGAGTTCTCTAGCCTGAACAGCACGTCCGGGACGATAGAGAACTCTTACAAACTTTTTATCTTCATCATAATCATCAAAGTATGGACTGGTGTTTAAGTCTATACCACCAGGGTTTGTATTTGCCATTTATTTTTCAAGCCTACGTTTTTTTAAATTAGAATTGAATGATTAGTTTAACGTCTTCAATTTGGTCAGCCGCTCTAGAGATTGGCACACGATTTTCGACATAGATAATGTCGCCTGTGTATGGCTGTAAGCCTGGAGTTGTGATAACTGCAATTGTTCCTGAAGCACCAGATGTTCCACCAGAAACGCTTGCTGTGTTAGCAAATGGTAAGTGTACTGGCAATGTAGTAAACAAGTTTGGTGTTGTAAATTCAACAACAGATGCTGTGTTTGAACCACTAGTGATAGTTTCGTCTAGTGTAAACGTGCCAGATATTGAAGACAATTGATACTTGAATGATTGTCTAAAAGAAGAAGCAACCGCTCTAGTAGTTGTGCCATACAAATATGGATCACGAACAATACCAACTTGACGGAATTCGTTAGCTGTAGAGAATGTATTAGATTCAGTACCATCTAAACGAACGTTAATCATAATGTACTTACCACCGAGTTCTTCAACTGCATTAGCACCATGACCACCTTTTGGTGAAATGATTGCTGTAGCGGCAGCGGCGCCAGATGCAAATGTAACAGATGCTCTTGTGTAACCTGTACCAGCCGCTGTAATTGTGACTGCTGTAACTACACCAGCAGTAATTGTTGAGTTAGCTGTAGCACCAGTTCCGTCACCAGTAATAGTAACTGCTGGAGCGGAGCCATAAGCGGAACCACCTGATGTAACTTTAACAACGTGTAGACCACCATCAACTGCGGCCGCTTGAACGTCCCACTGGTCTGTACCATCATCACCATCTAATGTTTGAACTGGAATGTAATCATTCGTCAAGAATTTCAACGCTTTAGCAGTCGTAACTGTATACATGTATTTCCACACGTAGCTGTCTGCTGTCGTAAATGGTGATGTGCTTACGCCTGTTGGCTTTGTAGTAGAAGCCGCACCACCTGCATTCCACAAGCACTTATAAACGTTATAGTCTTCTGTCATCACATAGAAAGAATCAGACTCAATTAAATTTGTATCTGCATCGTCATAGTATGTGTATACCGTACCAGAAGTCCAATCGTATCTTGGAACTGCGTGTGTTACGTCTGCTGTAGTAATGCGCTTTGCGGCATACATATCACGCCATGGAGTATATTCAACGTTAGCTGTCGAATTTACTGGTGTTGGTGGTGCATTATCGTCTGGAAATGCTGTGTTTTTGCCGATGAACAAATACATAATGGTATTTGCTGTTTCAGAAAATGCTTCTGCGAATTGCTGTGCATTGTGTACTCTGAATTTTGTAGTTACAATTGATGCCATGTGGTTTTCTCCTTTTGAATACTGTACTTAAAGTTGTTTTTCATTTACTTATTTATACAAAGTTTTTTGTTATTTTGTGAATTCTACGATTGTCTACCATTATTTAGGTTGAAATTTTGTATCCAATAACGCTTGAATATGCCGTAGAGGGCGCAGTAGTTGTTGTCATAAATGTAGCATTCGCAACCGCCTCTACAGTAAACAATTCACTATTGGCTAGTAAAGTGTTACCTGAACTAAAATTAGAAATTAAGTTAGTTCCAACGCCCAAAACTGTATTTACTGTTGATTCAAATGTTTTATTTTGAACATAAGACAGCAAGGCTGAAGAATATTCATTTAATGTTAAACTGCTATATGTTGTATTTCCAGATGATATGGTACCGGCTATAGCATTATATATTGTGACAGAACCCGTGTCAAAATCAACTATGCTATTTGCATTCGAATTAATTTGTCTAGAATATTTAGACCTGAATATATCTTGTGGTGCGGGAAGAGATGCTTGCCCATCAGCAAATGGAGATGGAGATGCTTTAATTGTTAAGTCATTTGTTGTATCATAGTATGTTTCAAAACCATATGATGAAACATCTCCTATAATTGTTGACGCTAAATCAGATAATAATATTTCACCATAAGTTCGATATTTAAATCCAGATGCAATGTAACCAACAACAACATTTTGATTTGTAGACAACGAGGATAAATCAACAGGTGTTGAAGTTATAATCTTATTATATTGCTGATATGAATTTGGATAATTCTTAATCACACCATTAAATGTGGTTTGACCAAAAGTTGTATTGCCTGATTCATACGAACTTTGAGGGGTTATAGATTCAAATGTTTGTCCAGAAACATCATCAATTATTGCATTACCAAAACGCAATTCATACAATGAAATTAAGTTTTGTGCAGATGCAAATTTTTGCGGTAGAATTGAAGATGCCGCAACTGAAACGTCAACTACACTTGGCGTTGGAGATACAATTACAACATATTCACCATACGTGTTCAAATCTGATAATGTAACAAAAACTGGTAACTCACGATTCATTACAGTTGACATTGATACGCCAACATCATTAAGTGTAAGTTGAATTGGAATTTCAGGTTTAACTATTAACGATTCTGTAGTGACAATAGATTCTAAAAGTGGTATAGTTCCGCTAACCGCAAATGTTTCGTATTTAAGTTTTGATGTAATTCCTGATACCGAAATGTCAAGTGTATCCTCGACATACAAATTCATAATCGATTGATACGCAGGATTTTCTCCGTATAAATCGCTGAATCTAACATTTTGTATTGCTGAAATTGGAGTGACAGACCAATCATCACCATAAACACCAAATGGTGTCAAAGGTAAATTGTCGTATATATTATATCCATATCCAGGCAATGTGTCTACGTGCCCAATAACAAATTTTGTTGTTGGTAATGTTGCAGATGTTGAAGTTACATTAATTTCAAATGGAGTTTGAATAACAAAAGAATTTCTTGCAACCCCTTCATTAACCTTAACAGCAACATCAGTAATTCCAGTTTCTTCATCTCCTTCAGGCACTAAATGAACAACATATTCTTGAATATTCAAGTCTGTATTGACATTAATGACATCAGATTCAACTTTAATTGTCCATCTAACACTAGAATATTCAAACTGGCCACCAACAGTAAGATGGGTAAACATCTGAATGAGTATTCTTTGTACTTCTTCATTATTAATCAACTCGGCAGGAACACTGAGATTGTTGAGAATACTAATCTCACCAAAGTATATGAGACCAGCGGGGTGAATGATTGATTTTAATGTATCCGAATACGTTTGAAAAGTTAATCCACTCTTGATAACATAAGAATAATCTTGATAGTAGTATGAGTCTTGAATAATCTTGTAATCGACTTTACCATCATCATCTAACCAAACACCTTCTTTAATTCCAAGACCCGAAATGACTGGACTTAATATTGCATTGCCATCACCAACAGCAGATGCCGATGCATTTGCCGCACTATAATTGATACCAAAATTTGTAATTTCAACAGCACGAATAGAACCAATACCTGTGATGTTGTTTGATGTGTCAACAGTAACGTTTGCACTCTTACCTTGAATGTTTGTTGCAATTAGATTTGCACTAGATCCAGTTGTCGTAGAAATTGAGATTGAAGGTAGATTTGCAGAACTATATCCAGTACCAAAGTTAGTTAACTCAATACGTTTGATTGGACCTTTTACTAACCAATCTTCATTCTTAATAATGTCGTAGTAACTACCATCGGCTTTCATTTGGAAACCGTCTTCAAACAGAAGGTCGAATGTTGTTGACTCTACAACAGATGCAATTTGGCCGGCTGCATTTGCGCCAGCCCCACCAGTAAACACCAATGTGTTTCCGACACCATAATTAGAACCAGCATTATTGATTGTGATTAACTTATCGGACAACAACCCCAAGGATGCAATTGTTGTGTCTTGTAGCGTGATAGAAGGTTTCTTAAAATAACCTTCACCTCTACTGATAATAGAAACCTGAGATACTTCACCAACAGTATATGTGTTTGCGCCAGACGTTACGCTGTATGTATTTGCTAATTCTGTAACTTTAACAATAAGTCCTGAACCGCCAGTGCCACTATTGTCAATGGTTGCGGCAGTATTTAATTGATAGCCATGTCCAATTGTATTTACAGTTAATGCACTAATAGGAGATTCTTTAATAGAGGAGACTTTAGCTTGCGCTTCAGATCCATCACCAGAAATGGTAATAACGTCTCCATCTTCATATCCAGAACCACCATCAACAATCGTTACGCCCGATATGATACCATAAATTGTTGTGACAAGATTATCATCGTCAATGTCAACAATACTTTCGCCAGCAGTAAAAGTACCGCTGACAAGTTTAAGTGTCATCTCAGCAACTTCTCTAGAGCCAATAAAGAATTTTTTAATGTCA